ATACCAATTCAATACCCATCAATTTCGTGTTATTCCTGATGATCAAGGTGAACCTTGGTTTGTAGTTAAAGATGTTTGTGAGATTTTAGGCTATAGAAACCATAGCGACATCATAAGCAAACTATGCCGAAAATCCGGTGTAGCTAAAAGATACACCCCCGCATTATCAAACACTTACAACCTGATAGATGAGGGTAATTTGTACCGTCTGATTATCAAATCCAATAAACCACAATCCCAAGCGTTTGAAGATTGGGTGTGTGACAAGGTTTTACCCTCCATCCGTAAAACAGGAGGCTATCAAATAGAGACACCCGTTGATAATGCCCCCCAGTTACAAACCCTACAAACCGAAAACACCCAACTAAAATCCCAGCTCTCCCAACAAAATGAAATGTTGGAACTATATCGTTTTAAAGCAGGTGCATTAGAACAGCAAACCAAGCCAAAACCTAAGCGGAAACCCAATAGGCCATTAACTCAGAATGATATTAACGCCATTCATGCTTTAAACGACCAAGGCTTATCTAAAAGTGCCATTGCCAAACAGATAGGCCGTTCCAGTGCTACGGTTTCCTTTGTTTTACGCGGAGCCACCGCATGACCAATACAGACGCACAAGACGAACTGGATCAATTACAAACTTGCTTAGAGTCCGTTTCTGACCTGTTAATACCCGAAACGGATATGCATGTGATTAACCGTGATAAATTTTCTATCCTAATGAATTATTTATTGCAAAAACAAGCGCAAGCATTGTCGCAGATAGCCATCAAACCCCAAATAAGTTAAACTAAAGTCAACAACACAAACCCCGTAGGAACTCATTCCCACGGGGTTTTTTTATGCCTGCTCGCTACACTAGCCCCATGAGCAGATATAGAAATCAATTCGAAATAACCACCCTAATTATTCACTGTGCAGCCACCCCAAATGGCAAGTGGTTTAATGCAGAAGATATTGACCAATGGCATGGTGAACGCAACTTTACCCGTGGTAATAAATTCTTAAAAAACCAGCAACCGCGCTTAAAACATATTGGCTATCACTTTGTAATTGGCTTAAAAGGCGGCGTAGAAGTGGGCCGTAGCTTAACCGAAACAGGGGCGCATGCCCGTGGGTATAACAAAGTTTCTTTAGGCACTTGCTTAATTGGGACTGATAAATTTACCGAAGATCAATGGTTAGCCTTAAAGCAACATGTAGAAGCACTAAAGAACAAATTCCCTGGTTTAAAAGTTATTGGCCATCGTCAAGTAAATACCCATAAAACCTGCCCAGGCTTTGATGTGCAAACTTGGTTAGCCAATGGAATGAACCCTCTTCAAAACCAACTTATTGAGTATAAGCATGACTGACTTACAAAAAAAACAACGCAAAGTGACTGATTTAATGATTCATGCTGCCTATGCACAACAGCACGTTAACGACAGCAAGGCGCAATTGGCGCAAGCATCAGTCTGTCATTTACAAGCAATAAAACAAGGCCGTGCCGCTTTATTTGATTTATACGTCAGCAGCTCACACCGTTCCTTTATGAAATTTCTCAAACAAAACGGTGGCTAATTATGTGGAACCTACTGATTCAGCCCGTCAGTGATCTGATAGGGAAAGTAGTAGATAAGGTCGCCCCTGATGCAGGGATGGCCGAAAAGCTAAAGTTTGAAATTACGCAGGCATTAATCCATTCAGATGATCAATCATTAAAGCAGCAAGCCAATGTGATTATGGCAGAAGCCAATGGCGAAAGCTGGTTGCAGCGAAACTGGCGGCCGTTAGTGATGCTGAATTTTGCCGGCTTAGTCACGGCGCACTGGCTAGGCTATACACCGCCTAATTTACCTAATAACCAGGTTTTAGCCTTGTTAGATATTGTTAAAGTTGGATTAGGCGGCTATGTGCTGGGACGTTCGGCTGAAAAAGTGATGAAGGAATATAAAAAATAATGGATATGGATGTGATTAAACTAGCCCTAACCGTGCTTAATATGCTGATTACAGCCGGAGTATGGATATTTGTCTGGCAAGAAAAGAAAACCCGTGTCACCCGTGATTCCATCCAGTCTTTAGAGGATAAAGTGGATAAACGCTTTGACCGTAAATGCGTCAGAATTTCAAAACTAGAGTCCGACTTTAAAAGTTTGCCTAGTAATTCAGAAATTATACGCATACACGAACGCATAGACGTTTTAAACCAAGGCAACCAAACCACCCAACTGATGATCGGCGAGCTAATCGGGCAAATTAAACAAATGAACCAGGAGCATAGCCGTGGCTAAACCAGACCTAAAAACAGAGCACCGTTTATTAACCATCCTAACGTTGCTTAAAGATGATCCTGATTACAAAATAGATTTTCAGTTACTGCAAGCCTCATTAAAGCTAGTCGGCTTTGGTGTATCCAGCGTCGTGCTAATGTCAGATTTAACCATGCTAGAAGAAATGCAACTTATTTCAACCAGCAATATGGCAGGTATCACCCTAGCTATATTAAGAAACCGTGGGGTAGATGTGGCGGATGGGGTGACGGTTGTACCGGGTATCGCTAGACCGAGGCCAGAATAATGAGTTGGAAATTAATTTATCTGGAAATCTGGGGCTTCATTCATGAATATGTTTTTTTATGGATCATTAGCGCAACAGGTGGGCTGATGGGGTATGGATTTATTCTCCCGTTAACTGTTGGGTTTATAGTTAACTGGGTGCTTAACCATCTAGCAAACAAATTTATGGATGACGAAGGTTTTGAATAATGGGCAGAAAATCAACAATAGACTTATTACCCGAAGCGTTTAAAACAGCACTCAATGCATTACTGCGTGATCCTGCGGTCACTCAATTAGATGCAGCTACCGAGGTCAATCGCTTATTAATGCAAGCAGGTGAAGAAGAAAGGGTCAGTAAATCATCTGTTAATCGTTATGCCATGCGCATGGACAAAATAGGTGCAAAGCTAAAGCAAAGCCGAGAAGTATCAAAAATGTGGATTGCCGAATTAGGCAGCCAACCCCAAGGCCAAGTCGGCCATTTATTAAATGAAGTGGTCAGAAACTTAGCCTTTGATACAGCAATAGCATTATCAGAGGAAGAAGAACCCGTCCCGCCCAAGTTAATCAGAGAACTTTCTATTGCGATTGAAAAGCTAGAAAAAGCCGCATCAGAAAATGAAAAACGGACAGCCCAAATCAGGCAACAAGCCAGAGAAGAAGCAGCTGAAGAATTAACCAAAGAACTTAAAAACGACGGTATTAGCGAGCAAGTTGAGGCTAGTATTAAACGTATTCTATTAGGTGCAGGTTAGTAGAGACAAGGCATGCCTTGTCTCTACGCTAAATTAAAAATAACGGTGATGGGATGACAAATAAACAATGGTTACTATGGCACAAGCCAGAAGCCACACAGGCACAGCTATCAATATTTATTGAACGTGTTTGTACCTTACTGACTGCACGTCATACATTAGGCCGAGCCCGTGGTTTAGCCCTAGAAGCGATTAACCATGAGTATTGAACAAGTCGAATCCTTAGCCTCTGCAGACTACTTTCCAGAAGATCAACCTGTATTGCTAGGCTATCAAGCCCGTTGGTTCGCCGACGAATCGGAGATAAAAATTGCTGAAAAATCACGTCGTACAGGCCTCACTTGGGCCGAAGCTGCTAGTAATGTGGTTACTGCTTCAAAACCCAAGCGTAGAGGCGGTAGAAATGTATTCTATGTCGGCTCACGTCAAGAAATGGCACTGGAATATATTGCCGCCGTCTCCTTGTTTGCAAAAGCCTTCAACCAATTGGCTGGCGAAGTGCAAGAAAGTATTTTTAAAGATGAAGACGGTAAAAACGAGATCCTTAGTTATACCGTCCGTTTCCCAAATTCTGGCTTTAAAATTTCCGCCCTCAGCTCGCGGCCCTCCAACCTGCGGGGCATGCAAGGGGACGTGGTGATAGATGAAGCCGCCTTTCATGACTCCTTGCAAGCCCTGCTAAAAGCCGCCATGGCCTTAACCATGTGGGGTGCCAGAGTGCGCATTATCAGCACTCACAACGGGGTAAGCAATGAATACAACCAATACATACAAGATGCCAGAGCCGGAAAGAAAAACTACAGCGTCCACCGTATAACCCTAGATGATGCCTTAGCCGATGGCTTATATAAACGTATTTGCTTTGTCACAGGTAAAAAATGGACAGCAGAAGCAGAAAAACAATGGCGTGATAACTTAATTACCAACGCCCCTAATAAAGAAGCCGCAGACGAAGAATACTTTTGCATACCTTCACAATCAGGTGGCTCAGTCCTAAGCCGTGCCGTGCTAGAAAGCCGCATGAGCAAAGATTACCCTGTTTTACGCTATGAAAAAGACAATACTTTTTTAGATGCATTGTCAGAACCCGAAAGAGAAGAACAAACAGAAACCTGGTGCAAAGAGAATTTAAAGCCCTTATTAAAGTTACTTAACCCTAATTTAATGCACGCCTTTGGTGAAGATTTTGGACGGGTTTCAGATTTAACCGTGATAGATCCGGTTGAAATAGGCCAAAACTTAGACAGAACCATCCCGTTTAGCGTGGAGCTGCGCAACATCCCCTTTAATCAGCAAAAGCAAATCCTGTTTTATATTGTCGATGGCTTACCAAAAATGATTGGGGGCGCATTAGATGCGCGAGGAAATGGCTCTTACTTAGCAGAACAGGCAAGAATTAAATACGGCAGCCAAAGAATAGAAGAAGTCCAACTCTCTGAAGGCTGGTATTTAGAAAATATGCCAAAAATGAAAGCCGCTATTGAAGATGGCTGTTACTGGATGCCAGCGGATAATGACCAATTGAATGATTTATCAGCCCTACGAGTCATAAACGGCATTATCAGAGTGCCGACAGTAAAAACCAAAGATGCAGAAGGCATGAGCCGCCATGGTGATGCCGCAATATCACGCGCATTAGCCTGGTATGCCAGTAATATGAACGGCTGCTGGATCGAAGAGTTTCAGACAGGCGCAGCTAAAGCAGACCGTTGGGATAAAACCGACGGTGATGATAATGATTTTGATAATGAAGGAGCTGGAGCGTGGTAGATATACTTGATCATCGCGGTAATAAAATAGATAAACAAGCCTTAGAAGAGCCCCAAACCGCAAAAATAGCCCAGTTACACCAAGAGTTCGCAAACCACCCGACGCGCGGCTTAACCCCATCACGTTTGGCACAAATCATGGAGGATGCAGAGCGTGGTGATTTAACCGCACAATGTGATTTGTTTGAAGATATGGAAGAAAAGGATGGCCATATTGCAGCAGAATTAGGCAAGCGAAAACGGGCATTGTTAGGATTAGGCTGGGAGATCACCCCACCGCGTAATGCAACCGCGCAAGAAGAACGTATTGCAGGCTTAATCAAAGATATTATTTTAGACATTCCCGATTTTGACGATGTGCTGCTGGGCATGGCTGATGGCATTGGCTATGGCTATAGCTGCTCAGAAATAGAGTGGACTAAGCGCCAATACCACCAGCCTGCCGCTATTCACCACAGGCCCCCCCGCTGGTTTAAAATCCATCAGGATCATAGAAACCAATTACGTTTGCGTGATAATAGCGAACAAGGCGCAGAACTTTGGAAAGCAGGCTGGATTACTCATATCCATAAAGCAAAATCAGGTGATTTAGCCCGAGCAGGCTTACACCGTGCTTTAGCGTGGCCATTTCTATTTAAAAATTATTCAGTCCGCGATTTAGCCGAGTTTTTAGAAATCTACGGTTTACCTGTACGTCTGGGACAATACCCACGCGGCGCAACCAATGCCGAGAAAAATACTTTATTAAGAGCCGTAGTTAATATGGGCCATGCCGCCGCAGGGATTATCCCCGAGGGTATGATGGTTGAGTTTAAAGAAGCGGCTAAAGGTGGATCCGATCCTTACGAGGCCATGATCAGCTGGTGTGAACGTACTCAATCTAAAGCAATTCTAGGCGGTACTTTAACCAGCCAGGCAGATGGAGCCTCTTCAACCAATGCGCTAGGTAATGTGCATAATGAAGTTAGAAAAGATTTATTAGTGGCCGATGCCAGACAAATAGAAGGCAGCTTAACCCGTCATTTAATTTTTACCCTCTGTCAATTAAACGGCTGGGGAGCTGACTCGCTACGTTGTCCACGGTTTGAATTTGATACCTTAGAATGTGAAGACCTAGCACTCTATGCAGAAGCAATCCCTAAATTAGTTGATGTGGGTGTACAAGTGCCTTTATCGTATGTTCACGATAAACTGCGTATTCCAGAACCCGAAGGTAATGAACCTGTTTTACAGCGTGCAGCTGCAGCACCAGCACCAGATACTGTAATAACAGATTCATCTTTAGCAGCCACCGCAAAACAACAGACGCAAGACCCCACCTCGACAGATTCACAAGCTGAACAGTTAGCCAGGCAAACAGCAGATAACCAGAATGACTGGATCGCAGCTTTAAAAGCCAAGGTGGATAATGCAGGATCATTAGAAACATTACGGGATGATTTACTTAACAGCTACGGTGATTTAGAGAGTGACAAGTTAACCACGATTATGACGCTGGCCTTTGCAACAGCCGAGCTATCAGGGCGGTTTGATGTTAATGAGGGCGGATAATGCCGCTCAAACTCTCCCCTACCCAAATAGCCTTTAATGCCAGAGGCAATGGACGATTCAATAAACCCTTTAATGAGCAAGTTGAATTCTTCAGGCAAAAACTGAATATCCCCACAGAACGCTATGATGATATTCGGGCCCAAGCGCATGACCGAGCCTTTATGGTAGCGGGTGCTCAAAAAGCCGACTTGCTGGACGATTTAATAAAAATAGTTGATAAATCCATAGCTGAAGGTAAATCCATTGGCTGGTTTAGGAAAGAATTTAATGGCATTGTTAAGCAACGGGGATGGGAGGGCTGGACAGGTAGTGACACAAAAGCAGGCAGAGACTGGCGCACACGCATTATTTACCGTACTAATATTGCTAGCAGTTATGCCGCTGGGCGGTGGCAGCAGTTAAATAACCCAGCATTGCTAAAAACTCGCCCCTATTGGAAATATATCCATAATGATACAGTCACCCACCCCAGGCCCTTACATGTAAGCTGGTCTGGTTTGGTCTTAAGGCATGATAATCCTTTCTGGCAAACTCACTTCCCCCCTAACGGCTGGGGTTGTCGTTGTCGCATTACTGCAGTAAGGGAAAAAGAATTTAAAGGTGAAACCGCACCAGATGACGGTTTTGTTAGTGATACAGATAGACCCCAAGGGATTGATAAAGGCTGGGATTATGCACCGGGGCGATCTAATGCAGAATTATTAAACCAGGTCATTCAAAAACAAGATAAAGCACCTTGGCAGCTAGCCAGAAGTAATGTACAAACATTAATTGAAAGTACAGTATTTACTCGTTTTTTTAAAGGCGAATTGCAAGGCGAGTTTCCCGTTGCTGTATTATCAGATCAACACCGGCAATTGCTAGGTACAGAGACAGCCACTGTTTTATTATCGCGTGTATCAGTGGATGAACATATTAGCAAACACCCAGAGATTACTATAAAAGATTATAAATTAGTGCAAAATATGATTGATAACGGCGATATTTACCAACAGGGAGAAACGCGATTGATCTATTTGCATCAACAAGACCACTGGTATCGTTTGGCTTTAAAGCGTACTGGGGATGGCTTGAAGAATTATTTTTTAACCTTATTCAGGAATGATAAGGCAAAGCCGCCAAAAGACGCGGTCAGAATAAGATAAGTGATGTCCTGGTTAGCTACCCAGATTAGCTCATCAATGCCAAAGCAAAGGCTAAGTCAGCCTAATAACACACCACCTCATTTAACTATAGCATATTATGATAGAAATTGAATTTGAATATAAAGCGGTATTGGCATCGTTAGAAAAGCTACAGCATGCCAGCGCAGATTTGTCCCCTGCTTTAGCTGAAATAGGTGAAATGCTAGTAGAGTCAACTAAACAGCGGTTTGAAAATACCAAGGGGCCAGATGGAAAACCTTGGTTATTGAACAGTGTTTTGAGCACCTTGCTGAATGATGATAAAAAAAATGATAGACCTTTAACGGGCGAAACAGGATTGTTAATGGATACCATCAATTATCAACTGGTTGGTAATAATACCCTAGAGATTGGTAGCCCCATGGAATATGCCGCCATGCAACAATTTGGCGGTAAAAAGTCAGAGTTTCCTTTTTTGTGGGGTGATATCCCAGCCAGACCCTTTTTAGGAGTGTCTGCTAGGGATGAGAAAGAGATTTTAGATATCATCCATGATCATTTTCAGGCGGCTTTAAGCTAAGGCGATTTAAGACACTTGTTACGCTTAGGCATGATAAGATTCAAATGATTGTCGTTTTTGCCCCCTTACCCTTTTAAACATCATTTAAAAATGACGTATCTCAGCCATTCTTAGTGAAGAATTGTTCGGGTTCGGAAAAGCCAAACATTGCTAGTGCGATATAACATCTAAAATTTTGCTCTTCAGAACATGAGCCTTGCTTAACGCGATTAAAAAGCCCAGTGGTATAAAACACTTCTTTTTCCCACGCTGCCAGCCTGACACCAAAACTCTCAATAAACTCAATATCAAGAATAATTTCATTATATTTCCCAAAATAGTAATTAGGGTTTTTGAATTGAGTCTTAGGCGTGTCTGTCCATATTTCAGGATGGCAGTTAAAACTTAAATCAAAAGTATAAGCGTAGATGACCTCAGCGTAATGCTGTCTATTTTGTGTCATCCAGCATTCAGGCACCCCTAACCAAATTCGCAAACCATCCATTTCACCAACAGACAACCATTTTCCAAAAGCATTGCTAGAACCTAACTTAGAAAACATGCTTCTTGAGTAATTCTGCACATAAAAAGCAATATCTTGCTGCCTTATATTTTCGCTTTTAAAACCAATTAATTTTTTATACATAATAATTCCAGTACGATTAAGAAAAAGGGAGCAAAGCCCCAAAAGCCCCCCCCTTTTTTTATATTTAGAGAATAACTAAGCCGCAGATTTTCTATTTTCTCGTAAAACAAGCACTACTTTTGCTTGATCTTCACGCACAATATCCAGTAAAAAAGATAAATCAGAACCATTAATACAATGCAAATCATCAGCACTGCCTAGCATGGCTGAAATAGCATTAAGGGATGAGTTGATAAAATCTAATCGGTCGAGAGGATCTTCATTATAGAGAGACATCTTTACTCTCCTGAGGCAGGATCAAGAAGCGATGTTTTAGTTGAATGCACTGAGTAATAATTAAATGGGTCATAATGACCTCCTGTTTGATATTTTTTAATTAAAAGCCCATTTATTTTAGAAATGGGCGGTCGGGAGCTAAAAACCTCCAAACAGAGAGGCAGGATTATTTCCCCGAAGGGTGTTGTATTCTCCGCACTCCCGACCATAAAAGGGGTATACGCCTAAATTACAGGCATAAAAAAACCGCCTAAACCAGTAAATTCAATGATTTCACCAAAGCTGGCAAAAAGTATTCAGGTTTGTTTGCGGTTTCTCTGCTATCGGGAGAGTCGTCCGCTGTTTGAAAGTGTTTTTAGCACCAATCACTAATTTAGTTTAACTTTGCTATTTTGTCAATATAAAAAAATACCCAACCTTGCCAACACTAAAAATACCCGTTAAGGTGTAAAAAGGGCTACAGCCCAAGTACCCTAGGAACTCATTCCGACGTTTTTTAGCATCTCCATCGGCCTAAACTGGCCACATGAACAAAAACAACAGCTCACTTGGTATAGCCGCCTGTCTTTTCCCTATCGGACAAGACGGACAAGACAATGCCATTCAATTATTTCCAGCGGGACAGTTCACAGCACCTGAAGGAGCCCTTCAAGGCGAAGGGCCGTGGCATTTAGATAGTACGTTGGCTTCCGAGGTCATTTCGGCCTTATCTGCTAACAACGACATCTTGATCGACTACGATCACCAATCCTTATTGTTCACCAAAAACCAAAAACCTTTAGATGTAGCTGGCACCTTTTCGGGTGCGAAATTGCAATGGCGAGAAAACAGCGGTTTATTTGCCAGCCAAGTGCAATGGGCAGCCGCCGCTAAAGCACATTTTGCAGAGGGAAAATATCTTTATATCTCCCCCCTGTTCACTTATGAAAAATCCACAGGAGCGGTAAAACACTTAATTAGTGTCGCCGTGACTGATAACCCTGCTATTAAAAATATGCGCGCTATTGAATTAGCCGCAGCCAGTTTAATCCACCCCCCTGAAGAGGACATTATGAATAAAGAATTGTTGGCATTACTGAAACTCTCAGAAAATGCAACCGAAGAAGAGGTGCTGGCCGCTTGTAAAGTATTACAGCTTGCAGCAGCATCAGTAGAACCCTTGACTGATGAAATTGCAGCCTTAAAGGCCAATGTCAGTGCTAACCCAGATCCTGCAAAATTTGTTCCCGTAGAAACCATGACAGCCTTGCAAAATCAAGTGGCTGCACTTTCTAATCAAGTGAATGATAAACAATGTGGTGATTTAATTACTGCGGCATTAAGTGATGGCCGATTATTAGACGCTCAAAAAAACTGGGCTGAATCGTTAGACATTGCAGCCTTAAATGCGTATCTAAAAGAAGCCCAACCGATAGCTGCTTTAAAAGGCACGCAAACAGGCGGAGATGATCCACAAGAAAAAGCCGAAAACGGCTTAACAGCTGATGAAGTCGCGATTTGTGCAGCAACTGGTATTGATGCAGAAGAATACAAAAAATCAAAAGGTGAAAGCTAATGGCAGCATTAACAAAAGATAGAAATACCGCTGTGCGTGAAAACGTCATGATTCCTTATGGTGTCGCGGCGGCAACCATTATTTATGCCGGGGCGCTAGTCTGTATCAATGCTTTAGGTTATGCAGTACCAGGTTCAATATCAACTACTTTAAAATCCGTGGGTCGAGCAGAAGAAACTATTGATAACTCAGCAGGTGCAAACGGTGATGAAACAATTGTCGCCAGAAAAGGCACGTTTAAGTTTGCTAATGCGGGTGATATTACCATTGCTCATTTAGAAACTGATGTGTACATCAATGATGATCAAACAGTTTCAAGTGTTTCAACAAGTAAAACGGTGGCTGGTAAATGTATCGAAGTTGAAGCGGATGGTGTCTGGGTTGAGTTTGCGTAACTAGGAATTAATTAAAATGAAATTATTTAAAAATACATTATTTATTATGGCTGGTCTGATTATGACTTGCCTAGCGTTTTCAGCGGGTGCCACGGTGCCTATTGATTTACCCGTACTGGCAACCGCTGATATTTCAGCACTTGCTTTTGGTGGGGTTGTTGTTAATAAAGCAAATTTAAACATCCTTTTTCAAGCTTTTAAATCAGCCTTTAATACAGGGTTTCGTGGTGGTGAAGCAAACTGGCAGCGTGTCGCCACAAGAGTTCCATCGACAACCAAAGAAGAGAAATATGGTTGGTTGGGGCAATGGCCTAGATTAAAAGAATGGGTTGGTGATCGACACATTAAAAATCTAGCTCTATTCGATTACTCCATTAAGAATAAGAAATTTGAATCGACTGTAGCCGTTCCAAAAGACGACCTAGAA